CAATCCAGAAGCAGTCCAGCGACCTCGTCCAGACTGCCGTCAAGTACATCGTCGCCGCCGTGTTGGGCGCCATCGTCGCAGGCTTTGTCCGCGTGCCTCCAACAGCTCCGGCTCACAACCCGCCGGCCATCGTCGGCAAGTAAGCAATGAACAAACAGAACAACCAACCCCAGACCGAAGGCAGCGGATACGCGATCGATCTGGACTCCGACGCTCCCCTGACTCCCGTGTGCCCACTCAACCAGGGTGACGGCGAAGCCTGCGAGGCTTGCCAGTAAGGTCTCACCATGAGTGAGGCAGACAAGAAGCACGTCGACTGGGAGCTGATCGAGAAAGACTACCGGGCCGGCATCAAGACGCTACGTCAGATTGCGGATGAGCGTGGGGTGTCCCATGTGGCAATCGCCAAGCGTGCAAAGAAGTTTGGCTGGGTGCGCGACCTGAGTGAAAAGATTCAGGCGAAAGCAAAAGAGAAGGTTACCAGGCTCGCGGTTAACAAGTCGGTTAACACCGAGCAAGCGTTAACCGATGCCAAGGTCGTGGAGGTCTACTCCGACGTTGTCGCATCGGTGGACATGATCCAGCGCGAAGACGTCAAGATGGCCATCGACAACAGTCGCAGCCAACTGGGCGAGCTGGTCGCGCTGGGTGATCCGGAGTTCCGCGACAAGCTGGTCGCTTTGGGTGAGGCGTTCGATGAGTCTGGGCCAACTGCCAATGGCGGCTGGAAGACGGACAAGAACAACGAGCTGTACCAATACATCATCTCCCTGGCTGGTCGCGTCAAGATGGCCAAGGAGATCGCAGCGAGCCACGGTGTTTACCTGCCGCTGCAACGCAAGATTTTTGGCCTGGATGCTGAGAAGAAATCCGCTGGCGAATTCGAGGAGATGCTGCGCCGGGTCCAACTGACGGAGGACTGATGACTGAGCAGCAGACGTCACTGTCATCGGATCAGGAGCAAAAGCTCCGCTTCCTCGGCCGCAACCTCGAGGTCTACTCGGCGCACTGCCTGAAGATCCTGGGCAAAGAAGGCGGGCAAAAGCTCCCCTTCCTGTGGAACCGGGCTCAGCGCTATGTGCATTCACGCCTGGAGCAGCAACTGGCCGAGACTGGCCGGGTTCGCGCTCTGGTCCTGAAAGGCCGCAGCAGGGCATCTCGACTTACGTCGGGGCGCGCTACTACCACAAGACAACGATGGGCTTCGGCATGCGGGCCTTCATCGTGGCGCACGAGCAAAAGGCGACGGACAACCTGTTCGCCATGGTCAAGCGTTACCACGAGAACAACCCGATGCCGATCAGCACCGGGGCGACCAACGCCAAGGAACTGATCTTCGACAAGCTCGACGGCGGCTACAAGCTGGCCACCGCAGGCTCGAAGGACGTCGGTCGAGGCAACACAGCGCAGCTGCTGCACGGATCCGAGTTCGGCTTCTGGGACAACGCAGCGATGCACCTGGCTGGCCTGGGTAACACGATTGCGTCGCAGGGCACCGAGATCATTCTCGAGTCCACGGCCAACGGTCTGGGCAATCAGTTTCACTCGATGTGGCAAGCCGCAGAGCGCGGGGAGGGCGATTACATCGCTGTCTTCGTGCCCTGGTTCTGGCAGCCCGAGTATCGCGCTGTGGTGCGCAAGGGCTTCGAGCTCTCGGCTGAGGATCGCGAATACCAGCAGGCCTATGGGCTTGACCTGGAGCAGATGCAGTTCCGGGCCAACAAGATTTCGGAATACGGGCCTGGCCACGAGTGGCTGTTCGATCAGGAATACCCAGCCACTGCTGCCCTGGCGTTCAAGACCTCGACGCAGAACCCGCTGATCTCACCAAACCTGGTGATGGCAGCGGCGAGCGGTGATTACCGTGAGCGCGAGGGTCCGCTGATCATCGGCTGCGACCCAGCCGGCGACGGTGATGGCGATGCTGACCGCACCGCGATTGCCTTCCGCCAGGGTCGCACCTGCTTCCGCCTCGAGTACCACGACAAGAAGAACACGATGCAAATCGCTGGCCTTCTGACCGAGTACTGGAATCAGTACAAGCCCGACGGGATCATCGTCGACAAGGGCGGCTTGGGCGCTGGCGTCTATGACCGACTGATCGAAGCCAACGTGCCGGTGATCGGGGTCAACAACGCTGAGCGAGCTCGTGATCACGAGCGCTACGAAAACATCCGCGCCGAGATGTGGTGGCTGATGCAGGAATGGTTCGCGAACCAGCCTTGCCGCATCCCAAACAACGCGGCCCTGATTGCCGACGTTTGCGCTCCGCAACCAGACATTCACTCGAGCGGCCGCAAGCTGCTTGAGAGCAAAAAGAAAATGCAAAAGCGCGGCATTCGCTCACC